GGTAGCAAGGCTCCATTTGGAGCCCCAGGAACCCGCGTGTCGTAATCTCTCTTCTTTTTGCAAAAAGAAGAGAGATTACGACACGCGGGTTCCTGGGGCTCCAAATGGAGCCTTGCTACCCGTTTGGTCTCTTAAAAAGAGACTAGGTGGGCTAGTTAAAGCCGACTTTGACTATGCAGTCTGGGTCCCTCGGGAGAGGGTAAACCAGTACTGGGTTTTATAGTCCTTGTTTGCACATACGGTGATCGCTGTGATGTAAATACAGTCACAATCGCCGGCCTTGAGGGGCTTTCCGCCTTCCCGCCCATTCTAAGAATGGGACGATGGGAAAGGGATTGCTTTCTTCAAGTACCGATAAGGAAGGTTTACTACGTAAAGTAGTTACTATCTCCCCTACACCTCTGTGAAAACATGTTATAGGGATTATGCTATAGTAATTACGTAAAGTAGGTAAATATCCGCGTCGATAGTTGTAGAGTCATTGACTTCTGGGTAATTCCAGGACGAGATTCCACGCCGGGGGCAGGTTACAATAAAATCTTTATCGATTTCCTGAGCCTCGGAACGAACTGAGAAGTTCGGGGGACGAAAGTCCCTAGGGCCTCGACAGATCTCCGGCTACAACACAAATACAATAATAGGTCAGTGGTCCGTATAGTCGGACCAAGGATAGCATCATAGCTATCCCCGGGCAGGTGAAATTCCTGCACCAGAGCGCTATTATTGTGTGTCAAAGCGAAGAGCTTCAGCTGGAGGGTGCCTGTTTAGTCATTCTCTTATTTCTAGCTATGATCATTACATTATTTATAATGACTGCTATGTTATCCTTAGTCCATTACACTGGATCAGAAGAGATTTTGGTGTCTCTTCTCACCCTGCCCTTACATTATTATGTAGGGTTCATGGTGTTTCTGGTTTTGGTTAAGATAGCACTAGCTTTGAAAAACGTTATTCCAACTGTTCGATCTATGTATCGAGCTTTAATGCGAATGACGAATAGAGTTGATGAGATTTCAAGAAAGGTTAATAACCGATCTAATCCGAACCAAATCGGACGAAGAAATTTCTCAACTACTTCTAATCGACTCCACAACCCCTCTTCAGGGGTGTCGGGTAGATCATCAGTGGGAAAAAGAGGTTTTAAAGAGGAGAGCGGTTTCAGATTTAAGAAACTGCTGTTCTCAAACTCAACTATCAATGCGTTCTTTAAAAGTATGGCGAAGTTAGGATCTCTGGTGTCTCTAGAGGGACCATCTGCCCGAAAGGGTAGACCAAGTCTTTCTAGCCTTTTCCATCAACTCGGCTTCCGAATGTTCGGAGCTGTGTTTGGTGGGAAAGGTAAGTACACCTCAAGAATACTGCAGCTGTGGAGATTAAACTCATATCTAACCAATATGGTTAGACATCATGGGTCTGTCTACACAGTTAAGTACCTTAAAGCGTGCAGACTAGCAATCGCTAAAGCTGTCGCCGGTACTCCTCTTGGTTCATTGAACCAATTGGAGCCTACTTTACCTTTGCCGAGACTATCTCGGGATGGGTTACCAAAGTTTATCCCAGTACGAGATCGACGATTAATGTTAATCGGGGAATCTGTACTAGTCATACGATGGTGGACAACTTTGTTCTCGTTGTATAGAGTTATCTATATAGTGGGAACCTTAAAGTTATCTACTATTACCGCACCCTTGACGGTGCCGACACAGAATGTCGTGAAGGTGGCAGATGAAGTAGTTAAACTAGTTCATCCATCAAGCTTTAGACTTTCTATGTTAGCTATGTCAACGGCCTATAGCTTTGGGGGTGGAAACGCTGCAATGTCATTAGGTCAATCCGAACCTATGCATGCAGTGCCCGCAGTACCTCTTTTAGAGGCTGCTTCCGCTACTTCAAAAGTTTCCTGGCTTGGCTTTATTGCCGACGCCGCGGTATTGGCTAGAAAAGGTCTTCTCGACCCATTAGTGGATTTCTTTCTTCTTACTGGCCGGCCTTTCGAGGCTAACTTCCTAAAGAGTATAGTGTTTTCACTATCTCAATTAGGAGGCCAACTTCCGATTACTGAACAAGCTTATTATGAGCTTACCTCAGGATCAGAACTTGGTAAACTTTCTCTTAAAGAGGAAGCGGCTGGTAAGGTGAGAGTATTCGCAATGGTCGATATCTGGACTCAGTGGGCTATGCAAGGTCTTCATAATATGCTTTTTGCATATCTGAAGACGCTGCCAAACGATGCTACCTTTGATCAACACGCCTCCGTAAGGAGATGTTCTGATAAGGCCTTACAAACTGGTAAGAGCTTCGGATATGATCTATCCGCAGCTACCGATCGACTTCCGATCTTACTCCAGATTAAACTTCTGGACCACATCAAACCTAATTTAGGTTCTCTGTGGGCTAAGATCTTAGTTGACCGTGATTACGTCTTATTACAAAATAAGAGTAATCGGCAGTATGTAAGTGAACCACGAGGGTTGTATCGTTATGCTGTTGGTCAACCAATGGGAGCTTTAAGCTCCTGGGCTATGTTAGCGGTTACGCACCACTTACTAGCTCAATTGGCTTACCAACGTGCTTTAGCCCATAATCCAGGATTGGTATCATTATTTATCGATACCCTGAACGGAAGACCTTGGTACTCAGGCTATGAGGTTTTGGGTGATGATATTGTTTTCTTCGAAGAAGAAGTAGCAATACGTTACCTCGACATCATGGCTGAGATAGGAGTGCCTATTAACTTAGCAAAGTCAGTTGTTGGGGAAAACCCGACATTTGAGTTTGCGAAAGTTTTAGGTCGGAAAGGGAAAGTACTTTCGGAAGTATCTTGGGCCATGTTCATGGCTCAACCTACCTTAATGGGTAGAGTTGGAATAGCTTTCTCTATGATGGAGAAAGGCTTTATCCAAGAGAATTTCCTGACGTACTTGTCGGCTTTATCCCGAGAGAGTAAATTCTCAGTCGGGAAAAGAGAGCCTTTCCTATTTTCTTTCGCAGCAATGCTGGTTAATAGTGGAAGGTTGTCTTTTGCCAACCTGTTACGGACCCTTAAATTGGAAGAATTGGAGATTTTTGATCCAATTAATTTCATTCAACCAGGTAGATTGGAGAGAACTCTCCATTCTGCTCTAGTCGGAACTGAAATGCCCAAGTTTAAGGATTCGTTGGATCTGAATACCTTTGCTTCATCAAGAGATTTAAGAATCAACTTGATTAAGACAATAGACATCCTCTTTGAGGGTGCTATTGATGGTATTCACCTTCAGACAACTGCTTTGAATCCGCATAAAGATGCGCTTCTAGCAGCTCGACAGGCTCTTCTCATGATGGTGTGTTTCACACCTGAAGGACGATCTGCGTTGGAAAATTCTCTAGATCAAGTTGGCGCTTTCCGATTGGATAAATCGGTAGCACCTACTCTATCTAATAGAGATCTATTCCTGCATATGATCTTCGCCTATCTGTTCGAACATTTCTTTGAGCGTTTAACAACAATCTGGCTACATGTAGCCGAATTGAGAATTAAAGCTGAGGAAATGACCATCGAAGAACTCCTAGGAGTCATCGATGAGCTGGACAGATATAAAGAGATTGTAGATATTTCCCAAAGGGCTCAAAAGAAGTTGACTCAGGATGTTATTCCTGATAAACGACTTGTTGAGTCACCTCTGGCAATCTTTAAACAATTGCAAAGCGCACCTAAAGTTACTGAAGTTACAGTATCAGAACCCCAATGGGATTTTGATTGGTCTGACTTTGGGAGCCAAATTGAGATCGTAACTGTTAAAATTACGCCTCAAGTACCGGTTATACCGGCTACATGGAGCCCAATGTCATCATTCAACGATCATTTTTATGCCTTATCCTTGATGAATAATATTCGTCTGGATCTTGGCGTGAACTTGATCGAAGGAGCTGCAACGTCACAGGAAGTACCTATTTTCAATAGGGACGACCCGTTCAGTGTTCTTGATGCGTTCGACTCGTCTCGTTAAAGACGCATTGTAGTTATCTTTTGATATCTACCAAACCCTGCCTAAATTCGAAAGAAGCGA